AAGTGCGGTCTTCTCTTCGTGAAATAGAAGAAACCATAGGATGAAGATTGCAGAAGTAACTGACTTACCTACTTGACGACTTGCCATTAGGATATTAAACTTGTTTCCCCTAAAGGAGGTAAGAATTTCTTCTTGAAAGTCACGCAAGCCTGGAGTGTCCCTAATTAGCCGAATTCCGTCGTCCGTTTGAATCTTACAATAGTTTACTGCAAAATAGAGAAGGTCGCTTTTACACCGCTTCATCTCTTCCCATTCTTCTGGAGTGTATTCAAAGGGTAAGTTTGCTCGCTTTAAGGAGATATCATTATCTTTAAATGGAGAATTGTGAATTCCTTTAATATCGAAACCGTCATTCTCAATGTCAAAAAGCAGTCGATTGATTCGAACAGTTGTCCACACTGATGAGTTAGTATCATCGTCTCCTCCAGAAAGGCTTGAGATCTTCTTATGAGTAAACGCGCCTCTATTTGACATCACATCTTTCATAGGTTTACAATATTTCGTTTAGGTCTATAAAGTCGTCGGTTTCTTCGTCTTCGTCTATTTTAACGTTTCTTTCACGCATTAACTCTGACTTTTTAGAAGGGTTTATTAAATCGCCAGTGTGAACTTGACTTTCGTTAGTCTTAGGTTCAGCAGGTAGACTCTTTATTAGATTTTTTGTTCCAACTGTTATAAAGAAGTGACCTTCGTCTGGACTAGAGCTTATTTTTTGTGAATCTGGGTTAACTGGAGCCTCACTATTTAGTTTCCTATAAGTATCTTCTAAGAATATAATATAGTTTGCCTGCATCTTTGTAACAGCTGCCATTTTATCTTGTAACTGGCCCATCACTTCAATTAGTCGCGGGTGAGTGTTACCTGAAGTTATCTCCTCCATTACCTTAATTATAGTTATCTTTATTGTTTTTAATTGAAAGAAGAGGTTAGATATATTTATTGTATCAAGTTCCTTCTTGTGTTTAGCATAATCGTTTTCCTCAAAGATTCCAACGTCAACAAAGTTTTTAAATAAAGAATCAGTTATTTGCCTTGCCTTTTTAGTGAATTGATTACTCATTTCCTCAAAATCGTAGGGGCTTTCTTTCTTAGTTTGCTCAGATACTACTGAGTCTACTACTAGGTCAGTATGGGTCTCTTGCCCAATTGCACTTAATAAACTACTAATCTCATTCTTTAGGTGATGGCGATTTTCTTGGCTCATGCCTCCGCTCTTTCCTTTATTCATATAGTATATTTTTATCTTATCTTGTTTTCGTGTTTATCGAGTGCAGGATTAGCAAATATCTTAATTTGTTTTACTGACTCTACCCATTCATAGATTACACGGTCTGTTTGAGATATAAAATAGTCTAGAGTTTCGTTTACTCCAAACATATATGAAGATATCGAGTTCTTCATTATCTTTCCACGGTAATCGTAACCACTATTAAGTCTTTTTTCTTTTCTAGTGTAAATAGGTCTAAATCTGCTTTCCTTTACCATAATCTTTTTATTTTCTAGCAACAATATCTTTTATCTGTATGTTAACCGGTCCTAGTGCTTCATTTGTTATACCAGTCGAATAAATGTTTCCAAAACGGTCAGTAAATCCTCCTCGAACTAGAGGTAATTCCTGTTTAGAGATGATGATATCGTTGAATGAATCTATACCGATATCTGCTGCACTAGGATCAGCAAGCTTAGCGATCTCGTTCTTTTTACAAATAATATTCACTGATACTGAATCTACACCGTTTATCTCCTCTATTATTTTTATTATATCGCTCTTGGGTATTCTATCACGACGAGTAGTTCCAATGAAGAAGGCACCAATAGCGTTTAGCATGTCTCTTTTGATAATTTCTATTACGACATCATCAAACACAATTATTGAAATATTCAAAACATATTCACTAGGAGTAGGATCAATTATTTGAATGTCAGTAGATATGAGTTTCGTACCACATTTTTCTATGTATTGTAACAGGGAGTTCTTTTGAAAATCGCTCATTATAAAACGATTAATATCTGCACTAAAATAGTCTTGTGGAGTAGCAAAAGTCTTTCTTATTTCTGGTACTAAGAATAGGTTTAATACTCGAGAGTCGGTCTCACTTAAGTAGATATCAATTATTGAAAATAGTTTAAGTCTTCTTAGCATGCTTTCATAGTGACTAGCATTAACTAGTGCAAAGCTCTTAGACTGCCTAGGCGCAATAAGTTTAGTCAACTTAGAGTCTTCTGGGTTGACTCCAAAAAATGGAGGATTTGTAGTCTTTATCTCAAGGTACTTATTAAGATCTATTTCATCACCTAATAGACTAAACCCAGTATCGACGAATTCAAATTTAACTGAGCTAGTATCCTCAGTTCTAATGTTACCTAATACACCATCGTTTATTATGTACTCGATTACTATTTCAGAACCATTTGGTGGAATCTTTCCATAATTATAATTTCCAAAGTATATGTCAAGTCCACTAGTTATGCCGGTTCTTGCAATAAAGCAATTTTCGTTTCTGGGCATGTCTAAAATAGATTCATATTTTTTCCACTTTTCACCATTTACATACACGTCAACGTAAAAATTATCAATATGAAAATTTTGAGGGCTGCCTATTGAGAAACTAGTTACAGGTAAACCAGTACCTATAACTGTTTGTTTTTCAACTGTACCTTGCCTGATTGCTAACTTTAAACCATCAGTTGTCCCGTTAAAACTAAACTTAATCTCATCTTGAGGAAGTTCGATGACATAAGGTAGACTGTTATTTAAGCATCTTATTTTAGTAAGATTTGGAATTATCACTAAATCTGATGGAAATTCAGACTCTCCTGAAAAGGTAGATATACTTATCTCACCAGTAGCAGATACAGATCTGCTTGGGTTATGACCAGCCAATGCAGCCAACGAATAGATTGAAGTAAGTCGAGTTGCTTCATTAATATTAAGTTCGGTGATTGCATCTTCTATATAGTAAAAAACAAGTTGAGTTAAATTCTCAGTAACCAGAAGAAGCTGACCATACGGTGATGCTGCTGTAAATATGTTCCTGCTCTGGCCAAATTTAGCAGTCAAAGTATTTATCGTCTGGCCTAATATGTCTTGAATATAGGTAGATAACCTATTTAACACCTTAAAGTTATCAGTAGCGCTTGCCATCTATGCTTTTTAGATTTATTTTATTTATCTTTTTTAAAAAAGGTAATCTTATACTCACTCAGATACTCAAAGCATATTCAAACAGATAAATAGAATAAAGTATGCTTCATGTTTAAGTCATTAGACAATAAAAATATTTACGAAAGCACTAAACTTTCATTTAATTTTGACTTCTTTTCTCCACTAAATAGGAAAGATGTCGCTTCAAAGTTAGCAAAAGCACTAGGAGTAAAGGTAGCATGGTCAAATAAAATTTCAAAGGTACATGAATCAAACGCAGTAGGGTTTAAGTTAGTTCCTACCTATTCTAAGGGATACAAAGAGCTCTCTTTTTCTACTGGATTTTTACCGTATCACGAAGCAATTCACATCTTCTTAAAGACTATGAATGTTGTTGATGAAATAGGTTTCACTACTGATCGTTGTGGAGTTAAGACTTCAATTATTATGAATGAAAGAGTTTTAGGGATACCTACTGGGATGAATAAATTAAATAAGCTAAAATATCTAATAGGCTTAGATGAAAAGCAGATATTTGAATGGTGGCCTCAAGTAGAAAATGAATCTAAATTAGTTTATCAAGGTCAAGTAAGTCACATAAAAATAAAAAAAGCATATCAAACTTTAGTATCTGCTGCCCTCTTTGAAAGATTAGATCCTCACCATTTATTACTAGTAGAGTCTGACTTCTTTGGAAACGATTTTTCGAAGATAACTGAGAATACTCTTTTAATAAAATACATAAGCGGAAAGGATTATACTAAAAAGAAAAAAGAAGCAGTAAACACTATAAATCTAGTAATAGAGAGAATTTACGAGACTTTAAAAAACAGTGTAAATTACTCTGAGTTAGAGAAAAGAAAGATAGTAGATATTACTGAGTCAATGAAGGAGGCTCTAGCTAAGACTCAAACGTATACTAGGTTTAAATCAGCTTATCCAGATACAGTCTTATCAGTAGACTTAAGATTAGACGAAAGAGCTATAGAGTCACAATATGTTCATTTAAGGGAAAAACTTTTTGAGTTTGTTTTAGCTGGAGGAATTGAGGATGCTTATTTTAATTGGGACAGTGTTCGTAAGAAATTTCAGGTAAAAGGAGCAAAGTTTAAAAGCAACCTAATGCTGGAAGATGCTGAATTTTTTGACTGTACATTAGAGGGAGAATTAAAAAACTGTCTAATCGATAGCAGCATAATAAGAAACTCTAAACTAACTGAATGTGCGATTAACACAAATAATATGATAAAGTTTTCAAAATTATTCGATTGTGAATACTTAGGAGGAGCAAATTCAATATCATTAAGCTTCTTAGAAAACTCAAAAAACAAACCAATACTTGCTGATTTAAGAGAGTGCTTAGTATATGGCGGTGTACTTTCATTGCAATCAACAGTCGACTCTTCTACTAAGATAGTTGAATAATTAGTTTTACACGATAGCTGCCTTAATTGGTAAATAAATAAAAAAAATAACGATATAGGACGATGTCTATTTATACGAAATTAAGCTCTACGAGACAATTGACTACCTCGAGTCTTACCTCTATTGTAGATATCACTAATCTAAATTTTAGAAGCCTTTCTTCTGCCACTCTTGACTTTCTTAATAAGATTCAATACGAAGAGACAACTAATAGTTTTACTCTAAACTCTGGAGTATTTCAATTTATTGATATAGAAAACACACTGTCGCTTAAGACTGGTGGAATAACTACTTTTTCAATAGACTCTTTAGGTAGAGCTGAGGGAAAAGAGTTACTAGTCTCAGTGGCTGAGGCGAAGAGATTTCGATTTACTGATTTTAATGATTGGCCAGATCAAGGTGTTCCAGGCGAAATAGTATACACTGGAATTCAAAATCAAAAACCTCAATTTGGAGAAGACTTTATTGGTTATTTACAGAGTAAAGGTTGGGTAAGTCTTACTGATGGTGGAATCTCAAATTACCTAACGCTAGTTGAACTTCAAGGTAGTCCACCAATTCCTCCTAACCCAGAACAAAATCAAGGAATAGTGTGGGTAGGTTCGCCTGGTTACGAAGACACATATGTTCCAACAACTCAAACTATTTATTATACTGACGAGAACGGTCAGATATTTGACCTTACTTATTCTACAGGTGCACCCGGACCGACGGGATCAGCTGGACCAGCTGGGCCAGCTGGAACACCGGGCGCTGCTGGTGCACCAGGTCCTCCAGGCCCAGCAGGTAATAGCTTAATGAAATCATATATAGTTAAAATTCTATATAATGGAGGGTCTATTGATGCAAGCACGCCATTTCTTGCCGCACAGGATCCAGACGGAAATGATTTGCTCAGTGCAGCAGGCTGGTCGTTTGCTAGAAACGGTGCAGGTCAGATAACAATTGTTCACCCGACTATGCAGACCGCAATAAACTTTGTGACTCATGCTGAAAACACGACAAATACCTTTGTGACTAAGGCAATCGTAGGTTTAGGTGGAGCCGGTGCAACTAGTGCTAAACAGGACTTTACAACGACAAATATTATAATTAATGGATTAGTATCTACTTTTACTGGAGTTAACCCAGGTGCAGGCTATCGTTTATACCTTACTTGGCAATTCTCAGATAATACTATATTCATTTAAAAATTGAAAACAAAAGAGATTAAGTATGGCACAAATTCCTAGATTACCTGTTACGATGATCGCATCAGTAAGGAGCGGATCAGTATCGGTTTCTAGAAACTATAATAATGCAGCTAGCATTTATGATGGATTTCCTTATGAGTTTGATTGTATCTTAGACATAATACCTCTAAGTACATCAGAAAACCCAAATTACGAATTTAATACGACTGATATTACTACTGGTATGTGGATCATCCAACAATCAGGCTTAGCTTTTGAAATAGTAGCAGTGTCAGTTAATACGACAGCAGAAGCACAAGTAACTTTAAGAGACACTAACCTTTATAATCTAGTAAGTGATACTACATTCACCGGTAATAATTATCCACAGGAAATATTTAATGGTGTAATATTTGAAATCTCCGAAAAAGGAGATCCTACTTTACCAGCAATTCAATTAATGTCTCCGAACTTACCAGATATCGGATATTGGATAAATGATGCATATGCTAGATTTCAATATCGTAACTTCGCAGTAGGCTACTATAACTTTGATCCAAACAACCTAATCTACTCATCATATAACGTAGGTCAGTTAGTATACATAGGGTTATCTGGAATAGATTATGTATTCCTACCAGTAGATGAGACTGATACAGCTGAGGTGAAGAAGGCATTTGGTGTAGTTTCATCAGTAAACGAACCAGAAGACGGTAATCTTACGGTTAGACCATTTGGTCGAATAATAAAGACTGATTTTGCTCTTCCTGGAAACCCAGGAGACGTTTTATATTATGATTCAACAGCCAGCCCTTCTTATACAACAACTAGTGAACCTCTAACTAACCCGATTCCAGTCTATATTAAGATAGACACATACGCTGCATCATTCCTATATCCTGCATCTGCAGGCGGTAGTGTAGGTACAAGTACATCAGGTTCTAGCGGTACTTCAGGAACAAACGGTTCTTCTGGTACAAGTGGAATAGACGGTACTAGTGGTACTTCAGGAATTGACGGTACTAGCGGTACTGATGGTACTTCGGGAACTAGCGGTACAGAAGGAACGAGTGGTACAAGCGGAACTTCAGGAATCGATGGTACAAGCGGAACTTCAGGCAGTTCAGGTTCAAGCGGAACAAGTGGTTCTTCAGGAACGTCAGGTTCAAGTGGAACATCTGGTAGTTCAGGTACAAGCGGAAGTAGTGGTACTGATGGAACGAGCGGAACTTCAGGATCAAGCGGTACATCAGGCAGTTCAGGTTCAAGCGGTTCTTCTGGTACAAGCGGAACTTCAGGTACATCAGGTACAAGTGGTAGTTCAGGCACTTCAGGTTCAAGTGGATCTTCTGGTACTTCTGGTAGCTCAGGTACTTCGGGTTCAAGTGGTACATCAGGCAGTTCAGGTACTGATGGTACAAGTGGTACATCAGGCAGTTCAGGTTCTTCTGGTACAAGCGGGTCTAGTGGAACTTCAGGATCAGCAGGAACTAGCGGTTCTAGTGGTACTTCAGGTACTGATGGTACAAGTGGTACTGATGGTACAAGTGGTACTTCAGGTACTGATGGTACAAGTGGTACTTCAGGTACTGATGGTACAAGTGGTACTGATGGTACAAGTGGTACTGATGGTACAAGTGGTACTTCAGGTACTGATGGTACAAGTGGTACT